TGCCAACTTGGTTGTTTTGTCATATTCTAATACCTTACCATTCTATTTATTTCAACTAATACAGTCGATAACTTGCTTGACTTCTCCTTGATATGGAGGTCTTGGTTTCAACTGTGCTCTTAATATTGCACCGAAACCAGTTTTAGTCTGTACTGTAAGTACAGGGAACTCAGTTACTTCTGGGACGTTAATTACTGTTGAGTCTGGTGGAACCACATTAACAATTCTACCAAAGTCGTCTATAAACGTAGTATATTCATTACCATCAGAATCAATTACCTTATCATCCTTATCATAATCTTCACCAGGAGTAATAACAGTTACATGATCAACTATAACAGGTTCATTCTTTTCACCATCCTCATTTTTAACTGGATAATTTTCACCAGGAGTAAGAATGATAACATCAGTTACTTGTTGATAAGTAGGTGATTCGGGATCAGGATCTATTACTGTTCTAGCAACAGCACCATATCCCTTGTTACAAGTATCAACAATTTCAATAAAAGGTGATGAAGTATAACCAGATCCACCACTCTTTAGATCTACACCAATAATACTACCAACTGCTTCTACACCAGAACCAATTACATCACCAAATATCGCTCTGGCACTAGCACCTACACCACCGCCACCAAATATATTAAGTTTAACACCAGCACATCCTAATGGAGGTCCACTATAACATTCTCCAAGTGGACTCTTAAATCCAGGAACAGATACACTTGGATTCATAAAATCAAATACACCCAAACTACCCTTTATACCACCAATATTTAATCCTTGAACAGCACCAACTAATCCACCCGTTAAAGAGTCTGCTGTATTTGCTACTGATAATACATTGTCTATAAGAGAATCAAATGCCTGTTTGGGACCTCCACCCATAATCATTTGCTGAACTTCCTCAGAAGCTAAGTCTGATTTTGGTTGACACTCAAACATACTTGCAATTGCTTGCAAGTTTCCTGCCTTACCTCTAAGGAAATCACCAGGACTAAATCCACCTAAAATTTTAGATATTCCACCTAGAGATGGCATAATACCTTTTGTAAGACCTCCAATCACACTATTCATCATACCACCAATCGCCTGATCCATAATACAATCAGTAAAATTAGTCACATTATCTACTAACTGATCTATTATTCCATCAATAGAATCTCCAAGACCACCTAAAACATTCTGCATAATACAAGGAATACCTGCATTAAAAGCTTTAAGTGGTTTAATAAATGCTGCTTGTGCCTTTATACCAGCTTGTTTTGCTTTACCTCTACTTTTAGTTGCTGCAAAAACAGCACCGAATACCTTATTATAGGTTTTCTTCAGTCCTTTGTTAGCATTCTTAGCAACTTCAGTTTGCAATTTACCCATAATATCTTTAGCCATTCCACCACCTAAAGATTTAATCTGTATCTTCGCATTCGCAGTTCTTTCTTTTATTTTTAGTTTTACTATACCTTGTATTTCTTTTGACTTTGCTTTAAATGCATCAGTATCAATTCCACCAAGAACATCAGCAAACTGAGCTTTAATAGCATCTTTATCAATAGAATCTGTTAATATTTTCAAATCCTTCGACATATTTTTCATTTCAGTCTTCATTTGCCTACTGGCAAGTTTCATAGTTGGTATCAGATCAGATACCGTAGGACTATCAATTATACTACCTAAAGCAGTAAAAGAACTTTGTATCTTTTGCTGATCAAATTCAACTTGACCAAGTTTGTCACCAAACTTACCAATCAATTGACTGAGTTTAGCTGTGTTTACCTTATCTGCAATTTCTTTAGGTAAATCTAAAGGTAATGGAGTAGATTTAGCACCTTCTTGCGATCCAACTTCTTTATTTAAAAAATATGCACTTGGCGGATTCTCTGAAGTATATCCAGTATAAGGTACAAATGGACGTGTATAAGGACCAAGTGGATTTGTTCTTGAGGGTCTACCAAATATTCCTAATATTACGGGTAATTGTGCATCATCGCCATCAAGGAAGAAACCAAATACACTATCTCCTGGTGTTAGTCTAGTTGATCGATATACACCTGCACCACCAGATCCTGCAGTTGATGGTAATAAAATCTGAGCCCAAGGTAAATCCTCATCAGGCAATTCAATTGGATTTTGAGGATGATACCCCATGATCCTTACCTTAATTCTATTTCCCCATGATTCACCAACTTGATTTATCTGATCACCTTGACATTTCTCAGGTGCAATCTGACCGATCCACCATTTGAATCCATCTCTTCCTACATAATTACTTTTTAATATTGATTCTTCTAGCATTACTTTGATCCGAATGTATCGCTTATTAGTGTTAATGAAGTATATGATCCCGTTGGGTCAAAGTGATGACATAATTCTTTAATCATATATAGACCACTTTGTTCCTTATCCTGTTTAGGATTAGATGTTTCATTAGAATCTGAAAGTGCAAAATTACATTCAATTAAATTACCAGCCTCTAAGTTACTATTTAATGGAATTGTCATATTCATAGTTTGAGAGAATATTGAGTTGTATCTCATCATACTTTGAGATTGTGTAATAGAGGGATCTGCGTTTTCTTTCTTAGATGCGTTTTGTTCTAAAGTTCCTCTATCTAAAATAGCAGTAACATATCTACTTGGAGTCTCACCTAAATTACCAGGTAATGTAACCTCTTTACCTAAATTTGACGACTTACCTTTATACTGTTCTTGGGTAAATGTCCCCTTAGTTGGGTCTGTATAATCAAAGGTTAAAGGATCAAAAAATATTCTATAACTACTATAAGCACCTCTCTGAAGTTTTCCTAAAACATCTTCATTTAATGAAGTATGATATTTGAGAATCTTAAAATCATTATCAGGAGAACTTGATATCACCTCAGTATAATTATATACAGCTATTGGAGCTGAATCTATAAGACTATCAATAGATCTAAAACAAAATTTTGATTTAGTTTCATAAAAAAGATATCCAGCAGTAGCACCAGATTCAGACCCGACTGGAACTGATTTTGATGCTAACCAAAATAAAATAGTAAATGGTTTTCTCATATTACCGATAAAACCATATACATTCTGAGTTGCATCACATACCACATCCTTATCAGTAGACAAATAATTTTTAAATATATCTTTTACCGATTCAGATATGATTAAAGATGATGGAAATTTTTTACCTACCCTAGAGGTTTCATTTGATATTACAGTTGGTGAGATCAAATTTAAAGTAAATGATTCAGTTTTATTCTGTACTATAACATTAGTAATACTTGAAACAAATAAAGTAAAATCCAATTTTACATTACTAACACTATTTGGTTTTATCTTCAATGTAACCTTCTCACCACCCCTCAAGGGAAGACCATTATAAACTGTCTGAAGTTCGCCATCTTCACCAATTATGGAATATCCCATGTTAACTACTTGTAATTTCGCAGTAATAGTAGGTGAAAATAAATCCTCATAATAATCAATCATGACGACACCCTGAGTGATATCAACAGTTTTACCACTTGTCGATTCTATAACTATTTCTTCGTATAATGATGGATCTACTGCTGACATTTAAGTATATGCTGTTATTAAAGTTATTAAGTGTTTATAATACTCATTTGTATTTAACCGTTTAGGAATAACCCCTTTACGAGAACCTGTATTCATAGGAACAACAGATGTTTGAGGTTCTGCTGAAATAGGAACACTGATGATTTGCCCCCTTCTTTCTGGTGTAATTTCTTTAACAACACCCTTCATTTTAGTTTTTATAATTTTAATTGTATTTTGAAATTCATCAGTTTCAATAACATCATTTATTTGATTAGAAGCGTCTTTCAATTGTGGTTTTATTGTATCACCAACTTCTTTAAGAGTATTCATTATTTGAGTTCCATTTTCACTTTCCATGATACCAGTTATGGAATTAATCATACTAGAATACCCTTTCACCATTTCAGATTCTTTAGACTTTAACTTTTCAGAAACTTCAATAAAATCTTTTGTTAATATTTTAGATGGTGGTATTTTTAAATTTTCAATCTCACTACGAACCCCTTCAATATTATCACTTTCAGGAACCGTAGAATCGCTTGGTTTTTCCACCCTTTTACCAAACTTTGTTCCGTATGGATTATCTTTACCCCATTGTCTAAGATCCCTTGCAAATTCTCTAAATCCAGTAACAGTTTGTGGATAATCAATTCTGCTAGGTGGCATATTGGGAGTGAATTCACCTTTATCAGCATTCATAGAAGCAAGAATATCCGTACCAATCTTTTCAGTAGCCTCTTTTGTTATAACAAATTCACCAGGAGTTAGCATGGCAGGAACTGTATCCTCATTTCCTTCACCAGGAACTATACCACCTTTGTTCATTGTTGATATTATTTCATCACCTGTTTCGTCAGAATCATCTTCTAAAAATTGGTCAGGAATTTTAGGATCAAATTTATCAGCAATTTTTTCTAAATCTGAAGTATCACTAAATCTATTAACCGAATTAACAAAATCATTATTCACGGTTTCAATCTTATTATTAATCTCAATAAAATTCTTTTTAGAATCTTCAATACTATCAGTAAAATTAAAAAGATCAAGAGAGTCTCTCAATTCACCTAATTTTTCCCCCATACTAGTAAGGAATATAGTGATATTCTGTATATGATTTTTAAGATTAGATGATATCTCCTTTATTTTTTTCACCACTCCAGTGATGGATTTTATAATATTTGGTACATTTGAAACTATCCAACCTATTAAAGTTAATCCTAAAAAGTCTAAGATTCTAGTAAAAAATCCCTTGGTAGAATCTGCTAGAATTCTACCCTGTCTTTTGACAGCACCCCCAATACCTTGAGCTTCAATCTGTTCTTCTCTCTTCTTTCTTAATTTATTTTCCCTTCTTTTTCTAAAGAAAGATTTTTCATCTTCTATAACATTCTTTTTAAATCTAGTGTCTGTATTAAGATTCTTAGCAATATTTCTTGCCAAAAAACTTGCTCTAGTAATACCAGATGAAAATCCAGTAAGAGATCTACTTATTCTGTTGAGACTAGATGTTGATCTAATTAACGGTGTTGGATCCATATTATGCTGGAACTACCTGATAGTTTTTGAATGCAAGAAATACATAACTATTACTTCTATTAGCAGAAGGTATATTAGGAACAGATCCACCGCTTCCACCAGATCCAATATTACCACCACCCGAACTAGAATCTAAACTAGCGACAGGTAATGGTAAGACCTTTGGTGCAGGTTCTTTCAAAGAACCTAAATTCTTAGCAATATTATCATTTTTAATTTTAGCATTCTTTGGAGTAATAGAATTTACATTTAAGTCCTCTTTAATACTATTAAGTGCAATCAAATCACCAGATTTAATACCTAAACTAGGTGATGCATCTGATGCAGGACCTTGGAATAAAGATTGTCTAGTTTGCGTATCCATTACAGATGCATCACTCACCTCACCAATTGAGTTATCTTCATATTTTAATTCTATCTCCTTTGCCTGACTTATTTCCTTATCATCAGTTTTCTTTTTATTATCTGGGAACATTTTCAGTAAATCTTCAGATTTTATTCCAAGCACTTCTCTAAGATTATATCCACCCGACATCAAACCACCACGAAGTAACAAACTTAAAGGAATTCCAATCCAAGGATTTGTTATTCCCAATCCTGTTATAATTATCGGTGCTCCAATATTACTAGCTAAAAATCCAGTAGTTATATCAATCGCACTATCTATTGGATTTTTATCAGTCGTTAGAAGAGTGTAACCTTCCAATGCAATAGCAACACCATATTCAAGTCCAGTAGGTCCACCTGGTTTAAAACCACCTGACATTTTAGGATTAGATGGGTTTATTTTATTGTTTTTATTCCTAAATCCTCCACCGAAAATACCTTTAAAAAACGCAGGTGCTCCTCTTTTTGCCCCTTCAGGGAAAAGTCTAGGGAAAATTCTTTTTATTAAATCACCTAGTCTATTTTTAATAAAGTCAAAAGGTCTTCTTATAAGTGAATTGAAAGTAAATGTTAAAACAGATGTAGAGAATTTTCTAAGACCTCTAAGCAATCCATTTATTGCAGTGGTAAAAAAAATAAAACCACCACTAAGTATACCCAAACCTCCAAGTATCTTATTACTTATCTGTTTCATCAAATTTTCATTACCATCTATCATGGATTGGATAAAATCCACGACATTAGATGCTAACCAGCCACCTGTTATAATAAGAAAAGCATTAGTTAATGCACCTAATCCTACTTTAAGTTTAGCTCCTAATTTTTTAACTGGGGAAAGAAGAGTATTTCTTATTTTTGCTTCAATAGATTGTTCTCTAGCATCTCTTAAATTTCCATCACCTTGTATTCTTAATCTACGTAATTCTTCCGCTTGCCGTTGTTTATCTAAAGCAGAGTTAACTGCCATAGTTGAACTTATAACTTCTAACGCCTTATTTAAAATAACAACTTGCTGATTTACATTGCCAACTTGAACCGAAATACTACTCAATAACGCAGAATTTCTAGATGTAGCATTAGATGATACAGAGTCATCTTTTTGTCTTACAACACCACCACCCGTAAATATACTCCTAGAAACTGTGTTTCTAATTGCACGTATTCCTCCTGCTATTGGTGATGTAATTGGTTCAGCCATTTTGTTGCTGTTTTAAATTTTCTTCTTCAATATACTGCTGTAGAAGTGCGAGATAAATTTCTCTTTCCCACGGCATCATATTTTCTAACTCTGTTAAGCTATATTTATGATGTTGCATCAAAGCAAAGTTAACTTTATAGTATGACTCAAGATCTTCATGAGCCATACTTATACGAAAAAACTCTGCAGACCCTCCAACACGATTTTATTTTCCTTTTTTGTTTTTGGATTAGTTACCTTAACAGTATGAGACAATTTAGGCATAGTATCAAAGAATTTTTCAATATCTTTAAACTGTTTTGAATTAAGAGATTCTACAAAATCAGTTAATTCCTTTTTTGTACAATCAGCACTAGCCCAAGATTCATCTTCAGAATAAACTTGATCTACACATGATGCAATCAACTTAAATGTGTCATCAACATTAACACTACCATCAACATTAAAATTAGTTTTAACGAATTCATCCATTGATGGATACTTCATTCTTAAAGTATACTCACTATCTAATTTAATATCTGGAGAATGTTTATCATTTACCTGAACCTGTATATCATCAAGATTGATAGTAGTAGGAACCTGTGTTTCCCCATCATCAGGACAAGTAACCATAACTTCAACCTCTTCTCCAACAGACTTACCACGAATGTTAAGAAACAGGTATTCGATATCAAAGGTAGAAAGAGTATTAACTTTCACACCTCTAGTTAAAATACAAGCAGAAAGAACATCTTTAATAGCATTTGCTATTTGAGTACTATCCTGACTCTCCATAGCCATGATAAGAATTTTTTCTTCTTTAACTAGAAAAGGTCTAAATTTAACTTTTTTCTTATTAGAAGGAATAACTAACTCATACGAAGGAGTCGAAATCTTTGGTAAAGGCATAATAAGCTCAGTTCAAGTATTTTTATTTATAGAGGAAATTCAAACTTATTTTATGCGTTGTAATATCCCTCACTAATAACATTTCCTATATTAGCATCAGCTCCAAAATAAGAACCAGCAGAAAGATTTGATTTAGGTAAATTTGTAAATGATTTCAGTTCATTATATCTTTCGTCATTATCAGCAACACCTGGATTTATAATCGTACCTGCTGGTCTATTACCATACATTCCAGCAGCCGATGATGATTGATTTTGATTATCTCCTACAGCCTTTGAAAATGAACTTGCCTTTCCGCAAATATATCTTTCATAAGCAAAAGAACAACTTGCTTTTAAAACAGTTGAATTCTGATATTGAACTTTTGTCGAATCCAATGTAATAGGAAATAAACCTCTAAAATTATATTCAAGACTCTGTCTATAATTTTTTTCAAATTTTATAATTTGAGTTGATTGTGACCTATAATCTGAAGGATAATTTAATTTAAAATTATATGCGTTATCTATAGAACTTTGTTGTTGAGCACCAGTAATATACTCCATCCAATGTTCTAAAAACTTAAGCGATTTATATTCATTATCAACATAAAACTCTAACTTAATTCTAGTAAAATTCCTAGTATGTGGTATTGTTTCAGTTACACCTTGAAATTCACCAGTTACAACTGTTGTAGCAAAACTAGATCCTGGTAAAAATGCAGTACTGCAAAGCAATCCTATATCTTCTGTATGAAATCTACTATCAATCCCCTTTCTTTTCAAAAAATCTCTTAAAGATTGATTATCATTTTGAGTTCCTGATGGAAGACCAAACTTAACTAAGTAATGAGAAGTTTGTGCAACATTCTGAAACTTAGGTAATATTTGAGATATTTTCTTTGGAATTGGAGCTGACACTCTAAATAGATGTATTATATCATTTCTATTTAGATGGCTTACAAAGGAAAGTATTATCCAACTTTTCCTCACAAGTATAAAGGTGATCCTACAAATATAACTTTTAGATCATTGTGGGAAAGGAAATTCATGGTTTACTGTGATAAGAATACAAACGTATTAGAATGGGCAAGTGAAGAAATTGTAATACCTTACATATCTCCAGTTGATAATCGTCAACACAGATACTTTCCAGACTTCTATATGAAGGTAAAAGAAACTGATGGTAGAATAAAAAAATATGTTATTGAAGTGAAACCATTAAAACAATGTAGTCCACCTAAGAAACCAAAACGTCAAACACCACGTTATATAAAAGAAGCATACACATATGCTACAAATCAAACAAAATGGAAGGAAGCAAGAGAATATTGTGCTGATAGACAATGGGAGTTCAAAGTAATTACCGAAAAAGAATTAGGCATTAAATGAGTAGAGTTAAAGACATACGTGATAAGTTAATCGGCACGGAAGATGCTGATGATCTGATGTTGGAAATTATTAGTGTCTTAAATGAAGGAGGAAAAGTTCCTCAAGTAGGAAAGTTCTATGTCTTTGTATATAATCCAAAAACACCTAATATAAGGTATGACCAAAATCCTCTAGTTGGTGTAACTGGAGTATATGAATGGGGATTCAAAGGAGTCAACTTTCACTGGAATGATCATAGGAATTATACTTGGAATGAAGTGCCTGGTGGTCTTTATGAAATTAATAATGATGAACTGTCTGACCTTGATGGTATTCCTTTCGCAAGATTCCGTATAAATAGCTGATAATACTTAAATAGGTCGATAAATGGCAAGTGGGTCAGATAAATTAGTTGAAGTTGGTGCAGGAAAGAAATCATACAATTATAAAGACATATATGGTGGAAAAAAATACAAAGAATATTTTCTTAGTTATCCATTAGATAGATTACCAATAGGAGAAGATAGTTTTTTAATACAATCAGTCACATATAAACCACCAGGTGAGGGGCAAACCCTTGGATCCAATATAATGGAAAATTTTAATAATCATTATTATATGGAAGGGGATAATAAAGTACCAGGTGCTATTAAATATCTTAAAGAGGGTGAAATAGCACCTATAGGTTCTAAGCAACATAATATAGCTGGTTATACATCAAATAAAGGAAAACTTAGTGTAGCATTAAACAAAGCAACAAAAGTTGCAATAAGTGATAGGTTTAATATTAAAAAGAAAGATAAAAATAAAGGATCTGGAATGCAATTTGCAACAGATACAAATTTTTATGTAGAACTTCCAATACCTAAGCAAATTGCTGATGGACAATCTGTTGATTGGGAAGGAAGTTCAATGAATCTATTCACTCTAGCAGGAATGAGTGCAGCATCTGCTGCCATGAAAGATCCAGCAGATATGGCTGCCAATATGTCAGCTTTAATTGGATCATTGGTGCAAGATGGTAATTTAGATGCTATTGGAATAGAAGGTTCAGAAGAACTAACAAACGTAATAAGATCCTCTTTAGCAGGTGCTGCTGTTAATCAATTTGGTGCTAATGTTTCAACCAATAACGTAATATCAAGGGGAACAGGTCAAATATTAAACAGTAACAAAGAATTATTATTCAACGGTGTAAATTTAAGAGTGTTCAAATTTAACTTTACTTTTACTCCCAGAAGTAAGAAAGAAAGTGAAAGAGCATTGCAAATTATACGGCAAATGAAAATGTCAATGGCTCCTAAAAAGGGTGCAGAGACAGCTGGAAGTAGTGGTGGTGGAATTATGCTAGGTTCACCTGATATATTTTTACTAAGATACTTACAAAATGGAAAAGATCATCCATTTTTAAATTCATTTAAACCGTGTGCATTAACAGATTTTTCTGTTGATTATACTGGTGCTGGAACTTATTCAACTTATGGAGATGGAACACCAGTTCATATGAAAGTTGCTATGACATTTAAAGAAACGAATCCAGTATACCTTGAAGATTATGAAAATGTACAAATCGGAGTAGGATACTAATGTCATACTTAAACAGATTACCCTTCGTAAGGTATCCATCACCATTATCACATAAAAATTCAGCAAACGATTTTATTCTAATAACAAATTTATTTCGCAAGAATAAATTGTTAGATGGTGTTACTGCAGAAACAACAACATTCAGCAAATTTCTTGTTTCTGATGGTGCTAGACCTGATAATGTAGCAGAAGATATCTATGGTGATCCTGATTTAGATTTTATTGTTATTATTACTTGTGGTATAACAAATATTAGAGATGAGTGGCCACTATCAAATAAAGAATTATACGAATTTGTTGAAGATAAGTATGGTACAAATATGAATACAATTCACCATTATGAAACAATAGAAGTTAAAGATGAAAATGATAGATTAATATTACCTAAAGGACAAGTAGTTGATAGTAATTTTACAATAGATGGTCCAGGATCAAGGTTTGGTGGATCTGCTAATAAATGGTATGGATCTAATCCAGGTCAAAATGATACTCAAACAACATATACTGGAGAAACAATTTCACCTATAGTAGGAGTTTCTAATTTTGATTATGAAACATTAAAGAATGAAATGAAAAGAGAGATAAGACCATTAAAAAGAGAATTTGTAAGTTTATTCTTAACAGACTTTGAAAGAATTATGAAGTATGATAGAAATTCCCAATATATCAGCAAAACATTAATTACAACCGAAAATAATTTCGTCCAATAAAAAAGACCCCCGAAGAGGTCTTATCAAAAACAAACAGGAGTAGTTCTATGAGAACTCTCTTATTATATCATGATTCTGCTAATTTGGCAAAGTATGATAGTGTATCATCTTCATCATCTGTAGCTGAAGGTCTAGATACAGATTCTACAGTCTCAACAACAGGAGCAGATGCTCTCACATCTTCAACTTCTTGATCTACAGTTTCAACATCATTACGAACTGGCTTAGTTCCAAGAACACTACTCAAACGAGTCTTAAGTTCATCATAAGTTTTGAACTGATCGTTAGCAACTAGTTCTGCTAAGGAATGCTCCTTCTTCCAAACTGCTTCCATAGCATCGTCATCATCTAGTAAAGCACTAGTGGCAGCGAACTCAGAAGAGTCATAGTTTCTATAACCAGCAACGTTCTTTGCCTTCAACTTGAAGTTAGCACCTTGCCAGAAATC